AGCCAATAGGCGTAAATCATTTTGTGCAAGAAGCGCAGGTCAAATGAAGAAGTTTCCAGCTGCAGCTAAAGATCCTAATAGCAGACTTCGTCAGGCAAGACGGAGGTGGAATTGTTAGTCCATGAAACAGTCTTTAGAAGCAACGACGGAATTAAAAATGACTACTAATGCTAGATTAGATAGAATTGAAGAGAAACTTGATAACCTTACTGAGGCTATGGTTTCTTTGGCTCGTGCTGAAGAGAAAATAATTGGTATTAAAGAAGATCAAACTAATATGTATGATCGAATGAATCGATTTAGTGAAAAATTAGATAATATAGAACGGCAGGTGCAAGACAATGCACAGACTGTCAAAGTAATAAATAAATTATTCTGGGTAGCAGTTATAGCTGTGGCCGGATCAATCGCAGCCCAAATGTGGATGTAAAGGAAACTAAAATGAAAACACAAGACATTAAAAATATGGGCCAAGCGCTGAAACAGGTCCAAGAAAAGATCTTGACGCAAAAAGATAAACAGAAAGCTTTAGACAAAGCTAGACGTACAGCAAAGCCAAAAGATCAGGTATCTTTGAAGCCTATGCCACCATCTTTAGCGAAAAAGATGAATCAGGAAGATATGTCAAAAGATGAGAAAGATTTTAAACCTCATATGATGTATGATCCTAAAACTGGTAAAGGCTATAAAGCTGACAAATTTGCCGATCATCTTCGTATGAAGAAGATGGGATATACTCATGACGATCCTAAAACTAAAAAGAAAGAGGAAGGCGTTCAAGAATATAGCATGGTAAGAGCTATGAAGCATCACATGAAGAAAATGAAAAAAGATGAAGCGTTAAAAGGTGATCAACATAAATTAGATCACGATAAAGATGGCGACATTGATGCTAAAGATTTTGCTATGCTTCGTAAAAAGAAAAAAGGCGAAAAGTCTGAAGTAAAACCACGTCAAGAACCTGATACCGAAAATGGAAAAGGTGATGCAGCAATGGAAAAAACTGAATCTACTCGTTGGCCTGTATACGCTCGTATTATGGAAAAACGAGGAGAGCATTATAAAAGTGCTTCGGATGCTGAGGAGATGGATTCTAAAGATTCTCCGACAGCAAAAAAGATGAAAGCAGATCATAAGCCTGAAGTAAAAGATAATCCAGAAGCTTCTGGCGATGATGTAAAGAAAGCATCTAACTCCGGTCCAGCAATGAAAGCTCGGAGCAATGATAACATGAAAGGCGACAAAGCTATTGTAAACCCAGTGAAAGGAGCAGTTACCTCATGAATATAAAACCACCTAGTTGGGCAAAGAATGCAGTTCCAACCTTAAATGGCTGGAGAGATCCTCGTACCAATGAATTATTAAAGTCTCAAAATATATCGCAAGTAGATATTGATGCTTACTCAGGTGTAGTTGAACAACACGTTATGAAAAAATCACCAAGGCCGGAGACTCCACCTATGCCTAAACCAATACAGCTAAATGAAGCACCAGCAAATAATACTTCAATGGAAGATATGACTAAACTTCAGTTAGAAGCTTTAGGTCGACAGCATGGTATTGAGTTAGATCGTAGAAAGAATAAATCTGATTTGATTGACGAATTAAACGAGGTAATTTCTGAATAAATAAGTGTGAAACTTATTTAGGATAGATTATGGAATTTACTGAAGTTACCGAAGAAAATTTACTTCTTTATGCGGCTAAGAATTATGATAATCCTCTGGGCGCAAGTTCAGAGGATTTTTACGAAGATCTTAAAAGAATAAAATATATTAAGAGATTAGTAAATCGTTATATTGGTTATGATGAATTGTCAGAAAGATTGATATTAAATCATCTTATAGTATTTTTTAATATGTTTGGTATTGAAGCTGGATGTAAAATATTAGAATTAAAATTAGATCCAATGCATTGGCCAGTGGTAAAACCGTTTTTAATATTTTTAAAGTATATAAAGAATACAGAGTATGCACAATATAGGATGGATGAAGGCATTGTAGAAGCCTTAAGGAAAATCTGATGGGAATAGTTAAAAGAGCAGCAGACCTAGTCTATACATTTAGATTTCTCAAACTTCTTGTTACGTCGTTTGATAAAACAGCTGCGTTTGAATTAGGTATAATAGATGAGAAAGGCAAACGTCTAAAAAAACCTAAAACTCCTGAAGAAAAAGATGCATATACACCTTTTCATCGATTGGTTTATAATATTAAACGACTCATACCTGGTGGTAAAATAGGTTCTTATGCATCTGCGCTTTTTTTAATTAAAGAACATGGACAACTATCTGACGAATCAGTAGAAAAAATTATGAAAGAACTAGGATTAGATTCTAAAGAGTTTATGTTAGAAGAAAACAAATGGTTTATTTGTGAAGATAGAATGTTATCTCCTGGAATGTATCGTTTACGAAACGATAAGATGATTAATTCTACATTTGAAGATATAGTTAAAGTAAAAGATAAAGTTAGAATAAAAGAAGATTCATATCCTATTGGTGATGTATATGGTATTGACATATATGAAGGTATTCATATGAATACAAATCAAAGAATTTATGTCTCATCTATGGAATTAATTAAATGAAAAGGGTACCTAGAAAGAAAGGTCAACCGGCTAATTCTAAAAAACATAGTGACTTATATACAGATGAGAATCCAAAGGGAACAATACACGGCTTAAAGTTTGCTACCGTCGACGATGCTAAAGCGTCTGTTGCTAAAATAAAAAGCTCTGGTAAAAAACATGCACACCAGATACAAGCTGCAATAGCAATGGAACAACGAGCTAGAGTGATGGGTAAAACTGGTGCCGCGGCAGTCTATAGAAAGTTTATAAACGCCATGAAAAAGAAAACAAAAGAAATGAACGAAGCAGGATTGTGGGATAACATTCACGCTAAACGTCGACGCGGAGAAAGGATGAGGAAGAAGGGTGAGAAAGGTGCACCTACTCAGGCCGCTATCAAGAAGGCTCAAGAGATGGCAGGCGGAACTACTACTGCATCTGTTGTAGGTGCTGGCGACAATCCATCTGGAACAGTCGTTATAGATAGACGTAGAAGAAAAGATAGAGATCCAAAAGTATTAAAAAGATTTAGGACTTACATAGATTCAGATGCTTAGAGTTTATTTATTTTTATTTTTAGTAGCTACGTTTAGTGGTATAGGTTATACAGCATATTGGTATTATGAAACATCAGAAGCCGAGAAAGCAAGATTAAGAGAAAATAATGTTATTCTACAAAGCGCAGCTGAAACATTAGAAAAAACTGTAGTTGAGTTAGAAGATCAAGCTAGTAATAATGCTTTAATGATTAAAGACCTACAGGAATCATTACAAAAGTCAGAAGCCGGACTTGATAGGCTTAGAAAAAGATTTAGTCAAATTGATATAACAAGACAAGCTCTCGAAGATCCAGCAGATCTCGAGCGGAGGATTAATCGTGGTGTGGACCGACTCATACAAAATATTTTATCTGATACCTCTCCTTCTATTACTGACGAGTTGCGCGAAGACGCCGGAACCGATAGTAGTAACTGAGAAAGAATACATTTATCCAACCATTCCTTTACAGGCAGCCCCGAAACCGGTTGATATGCCTGATGTTGAATGGTTTGTTATCAATGAAGATAACCTAGAAGAATCTATAGCAAGAATAAAAGAAGCCGGTGGTGTCGCCGCCTTCATGGCTATTACGCCAAAAGGCTATCAGAACCTATCAATAGGAATAGCTGACCTACGCAGATACATACTTCAACAAAAAGAGATTATTGCGTATTATGAGACACAAATAAAAGAAATAAAAAAATAATATTTTTTACAATATATTGCTATATTTAGCACACATATAGCCATATTTTGCTATTTACAAAGTCGTGGTTTTGATATATAATACCACATAAGAGAAATCATTTATATAAAGGAAATTGCAATGGCAACAGCTTCTGTTGACACACGTAGACTTTTATCCGAAACAAAGTTCTACGATAGTTACTCACGCTTTAACGACGACAACGAACGATATGAAACCTGGGAAGAAGCTGTGGATCGTGTGATTCAAATGCATGCGAACCAATACAAGGAAAAAGAAAATGGACTTAAGTCTTATCTAGAAGAAGCTAGACAAGCTTATAAAGAACAAAGAGTGTTAGGTGCACAACGTGCTCTTCAATTTGGTGGAGAGCAATTACTTAAACATCAAATGAGAATGTATAACTGTACATCTTCATATGCTGATAGGCCAGCATTCTTTGGTGAGATCTTTTATATTTTATTGTGTGGAGCAGGCGCAGGATTTTCTGTTCAAGAACACCACGTTGCAAAACTACCTAAAGTTATTACTAGAACTAAACCAGCAAAAACACATATAGTGACAGATGATATTGAAGGATGGGCAACTGCAGTTGATATTCTTATGTCATCTTATTTTGTAGATGGCGGTAAATATCCAGATTATGCTGGTCGTCGAGTCTACTTCGACTTATCAAACATTCGGCCGAAAGGTTCTAAAATCTCTGGTGGATTTAAAGCGCCTGGTCCTGATGGTTTACGTCGTGCTCTTGATAAGATTGAACATCTATTACAAGACATAGTGATCGATACAAAAGAGTCTATAGCTTTACGACCAATCAATGTATACGACATTTGTATGCACACCGCAGATGCTGTTCTATCAGGTGGTGTAAGACGTTCAGCAACTATTTGTTTGTTCTCACCTGATGACGAAGAAATGATGTCAGCTAAAACAGGTAATTGGTTTGTTGATAATCCACAACGTGGTCGATCAAACAACTCTGCTGTCATAGTTCGAGACACAACTACACCTGAACAGTTCAGTAAGATTATGACAAAGGTAAAAGAGTTTGGTGAACCAGGCTTTGTGTTTGTAGAGTCGACTGAACATACAACTAATCCATGCGTTGAGATAGGAATGTTCCCACAGATAGACGGTCAATCTGGATGGCAGGGATGTAATCTTACAGAGATCAACGGTGGTAAATGTGTAACTAAAGAAGATTTCTTTCTTGCCTGCCGCGCTGGTGCGATCTTAGGTACACTTCAGGCAGGTTACACTGATTTTAAATTTTTACCAGATACAACAAAGAATATATTTGATCGTGAAGCTTTATTAGGAGTTTCAATCACAGGATGGATGAATAATCCCGATATTCTATTTGATGCAAAAATACTTGAGGAAGGGGCAA